ACGTTCGCAGTTGATGAGATAATTGCAGAAGCATACGAACGTATTGGTTCACAAGTAAGTTCTGGATATCAATTAAAAACAGCAAGACGTTCTTTAAACATAATGTTTCAAGAATGGGGCAATAGAGGTTTGCACTATTGGGAAGTAGGAGAAGCTGATATTAATTTAGTTGAAGGTCAATCTGAATATATATTTTTTAGAGCTACTGGAGATGGAACAAGCGCAGTTACAGATCCTGCAAATACTTATGGTGTAGCAGATATTCTTGAAGCAACTTTAAGAACAGATAGAACTGCAACAGATCAAGCAGACTCTGCACTTACAAAAATAGATAGATCAACTTACTCTGCTTTATCAAATAAACTATCCAAAGGAACACCTTCAAAATATTTTGTTCAAAGGTTTGTAGACAAAACAGTTGTAACACTTTATCCAACAGCTGACTCTAGTAATGCAGCAAAAGCTGCTCATATTTATTTTGTAAAAAGAATACAAGACGCAGATTCAACTTACACAGATGCAACTGACGTTCCATTTAGATTTGTGCCATGTATGGTATCTGGTCTAGCTTTTTACTTATCACAAAAATTTAACCCACAGTTAGTTCAACAAATGAAATTATTATATGAAGATGAATTAGCTAGAGCATTATCAGAAGATGGTTCTTCTACTAGTGTTCATATAACACCGAAAGTATTTTACCCAGGAACATAATGGCTACAGGAAAATTTTCAAAAGCAATATCAGATAGATCAGGAATGGAGTTTCCATATAATGAGATGGTTACAGAATGGAACGGTTCTGTAGTGCATGTATCTGAGTATGAAGAAAAACATCCTCAATTAGAGATAAGTGCTTTTCATGGAGATGAACAAGGATTAGTTAATGCAAGACCTGCTAGAACAGAGAATCAAGTTTTAATACTTCTTATACCAAATGCTTTTGAAACTATATCTGCAAGTTCTGGAATTATAAATGTATCAGAAAAAGGACATGGTAGATCTACTGGAGACACAGTAAGATTTAGAGGACCTATTCACACAACATCTGATCCAGATGGTTTTGAAAACCCAATAGGGTTTGACGGAATCACAGGATCTAATTTATCTAGAGCCGCTGGTTACTCGATAACTGTAGGCAAAAGAGATTCAAGCGGGAACATTACAAACACAGAAAATTTCTATCACTTTACTGTAGACACAGATACTGCTACAACAGGTGGTACATCAGGAGGAGGAGAAGGTTGTTCATCAGGACCAGCAACCTTAACAGCATAATATGGCAGGAATTAGTTACTCAGATTTAAGAACAAACATTAGAACTTATACAGAAGTAGATAGCTCTGTGTTATCTGATTCTGTTATAGAAAACATTGTCTTAAATGCAGAATACAGAATTTTTAGAGATGTGCCTAGTGATGCATACAGAAAAACAGCTACAGATAATTTAGTAGCTAATCAAGAACATGCAAATGTACCAGCGGGAGCTTTGTTTGTGAGAGCAGTTGAAGTTGCAGATTCTACATCAGATTTTAATAATCCAATTTTTTTAGAAAAAAAAGACGTAGCTTTTTTAGACGAGTTTAATGGGGCACGTGCTACAGGAAGACCTAAATACTATGCTATGAAAGGTGGAGCAAGCGGTAATACAAATACTACTTCAGGAGCAATATTATTATCTCCAATACCAAATGCTACATACGTATATAAAATTCATTATAATGCTATACCATCTAAGTTAGAAGCTACAGACAATGAAACAAATTTTATTAGTTTAAATTTTCCAAATGGTCTATTATATGCTGCTTTAGTAGAAGCATATGCCTATTTAAAAGGGCCAATGGATATGCTACAATTGTATGAAGCAAAATACAAAGAAGAAGTTCAAAAATTTGGCGGAGAACAAATAGGTAGAAGAAGAAGAGATGACTACACTGATGGGACTGTTCGAATAGGAGTAGAATCAGTAAAACAATAGGAATTAAAATATGGCATCAACATTTACTACACTCGGTATAGAAAAAATGGCAACTGGCGAGAACGCTGGTACATGGGGTGATAAAACTAATACTAACTTAGACATCGTTAACACAGCTATTTCAGGTTATGTAGAACAAGCAGTAACTAGCGGTGGAACTACAGCTTTAAGTATTACTGATGGAGCAGCTACATCAACAGCACAAAATGCTGTTATAAAATTAACAGGAACTATATCCGGTAACTCTATTGTAACCGTTCCAGACTCAGTAGAAAAAGTTTACATTGTAACTAATGGCACATCAGGTGCTTACACAGTACAATTTAAAACAGCATCAGGATCAGGTATTACTTTTGGTGTATCAGAAAAAACTACAAGATTAGTATATTCTGATGGAACTAATATTGTAGATGCAGGATTTGGTGGATCTCTTGATGTAGAAGGAAGAGAATTAATTTTAGATGCTGATGGAGATACAAGTATTACAGCAGATACAGATGATCAGATAGATATTAAAATTGGTGGAACAGATCAAATTAAATTAGTTGATGGAGCTATTGTTCCTGTTACAGATAATGATATTGATTTGGGGACATCAAGTTTAGAATTTAAAGATGCATTTTTTGATGGAACAGTAACTTCAGATGCTTTTGCAGGACCTCTTACAGGTAATGTAACAGGAAACGTTTCTGGCACGGCAGCAACAGTAACTACTGCAGCACAATCAAACATTACATCATTAGGAACTTTAACAACTTTAACAGTTGATGATATTACAATAAACGGAAGTACAATATCTGACGCTGGTGATTTTACTTTAGATGTTGAAGGCGATATTATACTAGATGCTAACGGTGCCGATGTATTTTTAAAAGACGCTGGTACTACTTACGGATCATTAACTAACAGTTCAGGTAATTTAATTGTTAAATCAGGAACAACAACGGCATTAACATTTAGTGGTGCAAACGTTACAGTTGCTGGAGATCTTACAGTATCTGGTGATGATATTACTATGGGCACAAACACTGACGGTAATTTATTAGTTGCAGATGGTACAAACTTTAATTCAATAGCAGTAAGTGCATTATCAGCAATATCTACAGTTGCTGCAGATGATGTATTTTTAGCAATAGATACTTCAGGCGGTGGACTTAAAAAAATTACAAGATCAGCTGTAGTTTCAGGACTAGCAGCTGGAGAATTAAGTAACATGGTTGAAGATACTTCACCTCAATTAGGTGGCAACTTAGATACTAACTCACAAAATATTTTAATTGATGATGCACACTTTATTGCAGATGAAAGTGGTAATGAACAAATTATATTTCAAACAACAGGTTCAGCAGTAAATCAATTTGATGTTACAAACGCTGCATCAGGAAGTGGACCACAATTATCAGCAACTGGTGGTGATTCAAATATTGATTTAAATATATTAGCAAAAGGCACAGGTCATGTAACTGTTGTAGGTAATAGTACATCAGGTACAATTCAATTTAATTGTGAATCTAATTCACATGGTCAAATAATTAGAGCTCAACCTCATTCAGCTAGTGCAACAAACATTATGTTACTACCTGAAGGTGCTGACTCTACATTAGTATCTTTAGTTTCAGCAGATACTTTAACAAACAAAACTTTAACTGCACCAAAAATAGCAGATGGTGGATTTATTGCAGATGCTAATGGAAATCAACTTATAGTATTTCAAACAACAGGTTCTGCTGTTAATGAATTAGAAATTACAAATAATGCTTCTGGTAGTAATCCTATTATTGCAGCTACGGGTGGAGATACTAATATTGGTATTGCTCTTACGCCTAAAGGAACAGGTGAAATTGTTATAGGTACTGCAAATCTTAATTATGCTGGCACAGCTGTTACTTCAACTGGTGCTGAATTAAATTTATTAGATGGTATTACAGCAGGAACAGTATCGGCTTCATTAGCTGTTATTGTAGATTCAAATAAAGATATTACAGGATTTAGAAATGTAACTTTAACTGGTGAAGTAGATGCAGCAACAGGAGATTTTTCTGGTGCTGTTGACGTTGCAGGTGCAACTACAACTGCTGCTATAACAGCTAGTGGAATTATAAAGACAGATGCTACTACAAACGCAACTAGTACAACTGATGGATCACTACAAACTGATGGTGGTTTATCTGTAGTTTTAGATACAATATTCGGAGATGATGTAACACTTCTTAGTGATGCTGCTGTACTTAAATTTGGTGCTGATGCAGAAGTTACTTTAACTCATGTTCACAACGATGGTTTATTACTTAACACTGACATGCAACTTCAATTTAGAGATTCGGCTATTAACATTAGATCAGATGCTGATGGTGATTTAGATATTAACGCTGATGACGAAGTTGAAATTAATTCTACTTTAATAGACATTAATGGTAATGTTGAAATGAGTGGAACACTTGCTCAAGCAGGAGTTGCTTCTTTTGCTAAAGCAGCTAATGTTGCACAAGTAGCACTTACTTCATCATCAAACGCTGTGGCTTGGGATGCTTCAGCTAAACCAAACGCATTTCATTTAACAACAGA